AACATCTTTCCGGCGGCTCTTCACTCTCCAAGGATTGTTTAATGTTTTTAATCTTTGCGGTGACATTATCCATCTCCATCTGATGTAAAGGCAGTAGAGTAAGCTTACCACTTTGTTTATCAATAACTAAGAAGGCAGCTTCGGTGTCTCCTTCAGCTTTAGCATAGGCTGAGAGTTGGCTTATGTAACCAAACGGATCATCGTTTTCTAATGTTCCATTCTCAAACTTTTTAAAAGCATAAGCTGAAGCACTCTTAATATCCACAGTTACTCCATCAATTCTACAATCCTTATGTCCCGTTATACCTCCGATAGTAACTTTCTTTTGTGTCTCTGTTACAGTGTGACCAGCAGCATACGATAAAAATAAAAGAAGTTCTTCTAGAATATTACCGTATAGAAATTTAATGTAGTCACTACCTGATGGCTCAGAACTTTTAGGATAGTTCTTCAGTTCATACCATAGCTGTCTCCTTGGTTTTCCTATGTTGGATGGTCTAAGTGTTGGCTCTTGCTTGTACTCCTCAAATCTTTCTAAACATAGTTTAGCTATATTACGTCCCATGCTACGAGCAGCTTTCCCCAATTGATCTTTTGATCTTTGAGGTCCGATATCATAATCAAAAAGATTATAGATATCTTTTACAATGTCATTTAAATTTTTCATAGGGAATAGGGGTAGGCTGTAGNAAACCTACCCCCTTATCCTTAGTTAGTAGGGAACGGAATGTCAGAGCCTTCAGTAGAAGTATAGCCACCTTCTACTGCCTCAAAGTCTCCATCAGCCATATACTCTACCAAGTCTACTACTTGGACAGCAATCAGATCAGCACTCACACCGTTCCGATTACCGTAGCTCCAAGAATATGGACGATATTTAACATTCACTAGTGAGCCATTACCGATAAGAGTATTATGCATGGGGGAATTATCGGCATCGACTACCTTCGGAGCATCGTTAGTACCTCCATCTTTACGGAGGAGTTTACGTTTAACCGTAACAAAATCTCCACGTTCGTCACCTTTATTTTTAATAACCAACCCATCTTTTTCTACCGTAGCACGGGTTTCATCAGACAAATTGCAGACATTAATCTCCCAACAATGGGGATCAAAGGTGGTGTTAGGGCTAACAACAGCCGCCCAGTAAGCAGTTCCAGAAATGATTCGATTTTTCATTTGATCAGCCATTTAAAATGACTCCTTTCATTTGTTGAAGCATAAGTGTATCATAGATATTTTCTAGTGTCAAGAACTTTAATGTGTCTCGGCCCATGTTTTTCCTACTTTAAATTCGGAATCTAACGGACATTTCAAATCATAAACTTGTTCTACTTCTTTGATACTCTCCTTTGTAATTTTCCCAAACTGCTGTACGTCTTTCTTGCTCACCTCAAACTGATACTCATCGTGTATACTAGCTACAAGTTTAGCATCAAGACCTTGTGTATTTATTTCTTTAATCATTTGAACTAACCATTGTTTACATACAACAGCACCAGCCCCTTGTATTAAACTATTAACTGCCGAATACGAATTACGTATGTGGATTAATCTACCATCCAATCCTTTAATAACTCCTGATTCAGCAGCTTCTGTTAAATTAGTTCGTAATGATTTTAACTTAGGCATATTGTTTAAGAATCTATCTATAAGAATTTGTCCTTCTTTAGATGATCCTCCAACCACAGAACCTATTTTTGTTGGACCTGCACCATAACATAATGCATAAATAAATGTTTTGGCCTGATCTCGATTTGTAAGTCCAGCCATCTTCATGTTAGCTGTATGTACATCTCCTTCTAAAATCTCTTGTGTAAATTTTGAATCGTTCATGTAGTGAGCTAATCCTCTAAGCTCTAACCCAGATGCATCTGTACCTACAAGCTGGTGTGTATTTTCATTCTCTACTCTCCAGCATGTTCGACATTCCTCTCCGTATGGAGAGTATGATGCAGGAACTTGAGCCATATTAGGTGAGGTATGTGCCATCCTACCTGTGATAGTACGTAGGGTAAGTACCCTACCATGTACTCTGCCATCATCCTGTACAGCTTCTATCCATGAAGATACTTGAGCATATCTTTTCTGAAGTACTAGGTACTTAGAAATTAATTGTGCTTCAGGAATATTTATACCAGATAGAACAGCTTCGTCTACAATCACATGACCTTTGTCTGTTTTCTTTGTAGGTTTCCAACCTAATTCTATGAGACGTTCTCCTATTTGTTTACGTGAGCCGGGATTAAAGGGGATAACGATATCCCTTAAAGGTTTACCAGATGTTTTGTGTGTACGTCCTGTAATTACAGTAGCAGGGAAAACTTCTTGAAGTTGGTTGTGTATGGAATCAGCCTGATCAGCTAACCTAGCTACAAACGTACTGGCATACGGCACATCTAAATAAAAACCAGTATCTTCTTGTTGATCAATAAGATTTCTAATCTTGTGTTCAAGTTGCACACTCTCTGAAGAAAATCCTTTTGATTCATTTTTAAGATGTTGGTATAACTTGTATGTTATATTCACATCTCGTTTACAATAGTCTAACATAGCAGGAGTATAATAATCAAAGCTATCTACTCCTCCCTTTGGCATCTTAAATCGTTCACCCCATGCTGCTAACGAATGTCCTCCGTCTCGCACGGGATTAAACAATTGAGATAGTATAAGTGTGTCAGTAATTTTGTTAGGCATAATGTTAGCATTGCATGTTCTGTTCAGTGCTACTGCATCAAACGACATTCCATTATGCATAATAAATTCTGACACACCTTGGGCAAAAGTAGAGAACTTTGTTATACACTCATCTCCTATGAAAATGTGGGGTTGTTTTTTATCTATGTCATAAGCTACAATGCAATGTACCTTAGACATAGTATCCAACAACCCATCAGTTTCAATGTCGAGAATGCATTTCATAGATTCACCATAGTTGCTTTCGTTATAGGTATGATATAAAAGTACTCACCTTTAGGTACAAACCTGTTAGGAACTTCTTCTAGAGGGCACTCCCTCACTGTATCACCATCAATCTTCCAAGCTTTAGTAAAGGATTTATTTAGATACAGAAATGTCAGAACCTTCCCTTCTTTTTCAGCTTGTTCTAAAAGTTTTTTCTTGCGTTCTGGTACACGTACATTCCACCAGTGGGTAGGCCACTCCGTGTCCCACACTAATTTAACTTCGGCCTCTGTTAGATACTCCTTTCCTTTGTAGGTGCTTTCAATATCAGCAGTATATTTTTCTTTAGTCGAAGTAATTGTATGTCCAGCAGCTATTAAATATTTTTTAACAGCTTTGATAGACAAGTCATTAACTTCATTATAGAGTTTACGATCAAACGGTTTACGTTTACCCATTAAAACGGTGCCTCCTCGTCTTCATTAGAAGCTTCAAAAGGGTTACTAATCTCTGACATTCTACCAGACTCTTGATCATAAAACAAGTAGGTAGCTATACCAACGTCACCAGTATATCTATTCTTCAACACACGTACCACAGTTGTATTAGCTGATGTAGGATCGTCATCCTGTTGGTTTCTCTCCAAGGCCAGTACTCCATCACTTAGATGGGCTATGCTTTGGCTACCTCTAAGATGACCTAATGATACCTCTTGACCATCTTCATGTCCTTTGTCACCGGAGGGTGCGTCGGAGATGGGATACAAGCAGCAACCCTATCTGACACTCCTCGACAAGACTACGTAGCTTGGTCATTAGAATATCAATAGACTTACGTTCATCTGCCCCTTCCTGTCCAGAGACTAGAATACTAAGGTGGTCTAGAAATATCCACCTACAGTCTAATGCTTTAGCCATATATCTAATACGATTTAGTATCTCATCGTTAGATATAGAACCAAAGTGATCAAAAGCAAAGAACCTACCAGTTCCAATGGTTGCATTTTCCCACTCCTTTAGTTTATCTTTAGATAAAGTGTCTCGTACCTCTTTAATATACAGTCTTTTATTAGCCTCTACTGACATAATATTAAAGGCTGTATTACGTATGCTTTCCTCAAGAGCAAGCACTCCGATATTATCCTTAGAACTTTTCATAACATGGTGCATAAGTTCTCTGATCATAGAAGACTTACCCATACCAGACCCAGAGGTTACAGTTAAAAGCTCACCTGTCCTCATGCCGTAAATCTTTTCATTGAGTCCAACCCAAGGAAAAGGAACAGTCTCACAGTAGTTTTCGTCGTATAGACTATCACCTAACTTACCAAGGTTAGTAATACCTGCCGGTGTATATTCTTCTGCATCCCACCAGAGCTTAGTAAACTGTTCCCTGTTGCCAGCTTTAAGGTAATCACTAGCATCTTTAAAGTGTGTAAGCTTAACGATCTTACACTTGTTAGGCTCAAACAGTTGAGCAACCTTATCTGCTGCCTCTCGTCCAGCTTTATCATTGTCAAAACACAGTACTATATTGTCAAATCTATTTAGATAATCTAAACTTTTCTGACNATCTTTGTATGCTGACGATGCTGACTTGACCGAAACACTAGGCCACTTGCTACCAAACATTTGATAACAAGCCATAGCATCTAGTTCACCCTCACATACAGTAATAAACTTACCTCGTTGGCCGAAAGCTTTCTGTCCAAACAGAGTACACGATTGCATCTGCCCTTCAGACCTAAAGGTTTTATTAGCTACAGTACGTACTTTGTTACCTAAATGAATACCTTGAGCATCATGGTATGGATAGATATGTTGGAACACCTGTCCATTATTATGGGTTACATTTACACCATAAGTCTTGCAGGTATCTAAAGTAATCTTACGATCATCTAAAAGCAGACAAGCTGCCTTTTGTCATAGTGTTGGATATAACTGTACGTATTGGTGAGCTATCTTCCATTTGGTTTCCTTTCGTTAATGTCTCACACACAAAGCAATAAGTATTACCTGACTCGTATAAAGCTAGACCATCAGACGATCCACAATCCTCACAAGGAAGATGCTTAACAAACTTATCGTCGTTCTCCTGCATCATAAGCTAACCTTTCTAATTTGTAAATCTATTTATTCCCTATAGAGTACATAAGTACTCATTCTATAGGGAATAAATAGTAAACATCATCGGGATTATAACCAAGGTGATTCGTTAGGTTATACCTATCTTCAATAAAAGATTCAGCTTCTTCTTTAGAATTAAAATCCCATGACCTTTCTTGAAGATCATCTGAAAGTTTAACCTTCCATCTTTGTTTCATGTTCTTCTTCCTTGCATGTTAAAGCTTCCCATGAATAAGGAAAAGAAGCTTGGCAAATTATATCCCATTTCCTAGCTACGTCCTGTATTTCTTGTTGAGCATGGCTGTTACTCCGTAAGTTATAAGCTCTAGCC